ATGACAAAAAAACACGAACCAACAGAAGAACAAAAAGCTAAAGTTAAGTCTTATACATCCGTAGGTATACCACAAGAAGACCTTGCGAAAGTATTGGGTATAGACGTAAAGACTTTACGTTTACATTACCGTGAGGTGCTTGATACTGCGCTAGTCGAGGCCAATGCGGTTATTGGTGGGGCATTGTTTACTAAGGCGGCGGCTGGCGACCCGTCATCTATGGTATGGTGGGAGAAGACACGATCCAACAAGTCAGAGAAGCTTGATATTAATCAAAACAATCGATACGTTGACAAAGAGGGTAAGGACATTCATTCTAAAGACAAAGAGATATTAGATAAACTTGGTATTAAGATTTAAGGAGAGCATTAATGACCGAAGATAACACACAAGAATCCCCCACTGAAGAGAAGACTGTAGAACTAGAGGGGCTTCCAATTCACATGTTGCGCAGCCAGCTAAAGAAGCGCGAGGTTAAGTTCAAAACCACAGATAAGAAGGTTGATCTGATTAAGATGCTTAAGTCTGGGGAAACCATTCACAAGCCTAGAGAGATTGAAAGAGCGCCACGCCTTGAGGATTCAAAAACAGTTAAGTCAATCTCAGTCGTACCTGAAGAGATTAGGGAGTCACTAAGCAGATTGAAGGAAAAGGGATTAAGCTGGACTATTGATGAGGATAGCGGGTGTATTAACTTTAAGGCTCACATTGAAACATGCGCTAACCTTGACCAGCCAGCACAGAACATTAAAAGAACTGCGATAGAAGCCTTTGGCGGAACAAGACCAATTGAGCTAGGCGGCAACTGGACAAAGCGATAATGATTGACCAAGAGTCAATGGATGCTATCTATAGGCAGAAGCTAAACGCATTCACCGCCAAGGCATTTTCGATATTAGAACCCTCCACAGAATACAAGCACAACTGGCACATTGATTGCGTATGCGAACATCTACAGGCGGTTTGGGATAAGGACATAAAGAACCTTATTATCAACATACCGCCGCGTTCATTAAAGACATTCACAGCATCCGAAGCATTCCCTGCGTGGGGATTCCAGCAAGACCCCAGCATTAAGTTTATGCTTACATCGTTTAAGGTTGCCCTTGCACGAAAGATGACAAGACGTTGCAGACAGATAATGACCTCAAGCTGGTATAGAGACCTAGCGCCGGACATTGCATTAGCAAGAGATCAAAACCAAGCACAGCACTTTGAAACTACCGACATGGGGCATTACTACTCCGCCGCCATGAGTTCCGTGACTGGTGAGGGCGCTGATATACAGATATGTGATGATCCCCTCAATCCAACAGAGGCCGCAAGTCCTGTACAGCGTATGTCGGCTATTGAAACAATTAGGGGAACGTTGTTCTCACGCTTTAACGACCCTAAGTCTGGTAGGTTTATATTAATCATGCAGAGGCTGCACGAAGAAGACCCAACTGGCGAGCTGCTTAAGGATGAGGGATGGTATCATTTAAAGCTTCCAGTGGAGGCTATTGGCAGAAGCTATCATTATATAGCGCGCGGCAAAGAGTGGACGTTTAATGAAGGCGACTTACTATTTCCCGAAAGGTTCTCTGAGAAGGTACTAAAGGATAAAGCCTTGCAGATGGGCGCGTATAACTATGCGGGTCAGATGCTACAAGAACCAGGGCCGCTAGAGGGTGGAGAGTTTAAGAAAGAAAACATTAACTTCTTTAACTCCAAGTCATACGATCCCAAGGGTTCAAACATATACATGCTTGTTGATCCATCAAAGGGCGATGAGAATGCAATCAAGAACGATAATGATTATACTGCTATGGCTGTGTGGGCATTAGCACCAGACCAGAACTATTATCTTATTGACGGTATACGTGAGAGGTTAAACCCCACTGAAAGAATAGACACATTGTTTGAGCTTCACAGGAAATGGAACGAGAAGACGGGCAAGCCGCCCCGTGTTGGTTATGAAGATATAGGAATGCAAGCTGACATGCACTTCATACGCAAGAAGCAAGAAGAGGATAACTATAGGTTCTCAATTGTTCCATTACCGCCCAAGGGACAGCGCAGATTAAACAAGATACAGAAGATACGTAGGCTTGTTCCGCCCATGGAGCGTGGTCAGATATGGTTGCCTAGTGACATCTTTTACAAAGACTATAAGGGCTTGCCCCGCAATTTCATTAATGATATTATAGAGCAAGAAATGTTACTCTTTCCATTTGCCCCGCACGATGACTTCTTAGATGCAATGGCAATGATATTTGACATGAACCCGATCTTTCCAAAAATCGGCAGAGTAGAAACAAAAGACTCCTACGGATGGGGCAGTCAACAGATAAGTGTTTTAGATATATGAAATCAAAGACAGAAGTATACGACCAGTTTAAACGTCATTATGATATAGCTAGGCACGGATGTAAGAACCAATGGAGGCACATCGAAGAGTGTCGCGCGTTCTATTCTGGTGATTACATGAACTACAGAGAGTCCTTTGCGTTCGGCAGGGGAAGTTCCAAGAGATTAAAAGAGGTTACGTTCAACCGTGTTAAGCCATACGTTAATTCTATTGTTGGGTTTATGGCGCAGCACAGACGCAAGCCAGATTATCAGGCGAGGGTTGAGGACAAGAAAGAACAAGTAGCATATACAGATTATCTCAATGGCCTTAGTGATTACGTCCGAGAGGGTGCAAACGCGGATCAAGTGGAAACCCGCCAAGATAAAGATTTTGTTGTCGGTGGTATTGGGGTAACAGATACGGCAATTACATTAATCAATGGTTCGCCTACACGAAACCCGAATGGGGAGATACTGACAGAGCGCGTTGATATGCTGCATGTCGGGTGGGATCCGCAGGCGGTAGATACAAACATAACCGATAGAACCTTTGAATACAGAGCTAAAGATTTTGATGTCGATGAAGCTATTGCTTTGTTCGATGAAGAAGAGGATGAATTTGGGGTCGCCAATGAACAAGACGACATAAGTGATTTAGAGTTTAATCCATATGGCGGCATTCAAGATAAGATAGGATTTGAATACGCAGACCCACAAAGAAAGATGGTGCGAGTATATTTCTATAGTTGGTTTGAGGTTGAGAACTTCTATAGGGTTGAAAACCCATTGCTTAATGTTACAACTACAGAGCTTGCCGCCTCTATGGGTCAGGCGTTTGTTGATATAGATGTTGATAAGACAGAGGAACTATTCGCGTTTGACCCTACGTCTGAAATACTGGTAATTACCAAGAAGAATAAGAAAGAAGTCAAAGGGGTATTTGACCTATTCGGTATCAAGTTCGATCCTGTAACAGAGAAACGCAAGGTGTTCTACACTGCAATTATATCCGGCGATAAAGTCTTTCAAAGATTTAAGTCTGTATCACAGCAGGGCTTCTCAATGCAGTTCAAGACTGGCGATAGAGATGAAACAAACCGCATATGGACTGGAATTGTTGCCTCTATGCGTGAGCCTCAGAGATATTACAACAAAGCATTAACGGAGCTTTTACTTATCATTGCGGGTAACTCACGCGGCGGCGTTATGTACGAAGAAGACGCTGTTAATGACATCCAAGAGTTTGAGGCTAAGTGGGCATTAAGTAATTCAGCGGTCAAGGTTAATGTTGGAGCTTTGTCTGGCGGCAAGATACAGCCTAAAGCAATTCCGGCTATGTCAACGGGGTATGAGAGCATTGTTCAAGTATCGTCCGATGCGTTAAGTCAGGTAACGGGCATAGATGAATCATTCTTTGGCTCTATTGGCGGCGGTAATGAAACTGCTATGTTACAAAGGCAGCGTATTAAACAGGCAACAACAACCTTGGCCTGTTATTTTGACTCAATATCATTGTACCAGAAAGAACAAGGCCGAATTATGTTGTCCTTCATGCGGCTATTGGCTGAAAGCTCTGATGGTAGGCTGTTTAGCGCTCTTGATGATGACGGTCAGGCTATGTTTGAAAGGATGTCCCTTGACTTTTTTGTTGATGAATACGAAATAAGCATTGGTGAATCGCCCGAAACGCCAGTACAAAAAGAATATTACACACAAACGTTTCTTAATATGGCGCAGTCAATGCAGGCTATCGGAGATCCTAAGTATAGAGAGATGTACGCGGCTGCGGTTAAATACATGCCCATTCCTAACCGTGATAAGAACTCAATTATTAAGGTTCTTTTTGGCGAGGGTAAGATTGATCCTGCTATGGTTGAGCAATTACAGCAGCGTATACAGCAACTAGAAGGACAAGAGGCGCAGTTAATGCAAGCCAAACTTGCTTCTAATATTGAAAAGACACATGCCGAAACGCAAGAGACTCTTGCTAAGGCTCAGAAGACAATGGTTGATATTGATGAAACTGTTGAGGATATCGAACAGAAAGCTATTGAGAATGATTTGCTTGCTGCGAAAGATCCGGATGAAGTGAATGCTAATATATAAGGGAGCGATAACATGACTAAAGCACTAGAAGAAGAGATTGAAAAACTTGAGACCGAAGACGTAATAGAAGAAGTAGAGACCGAAGAAGAGGTTGTTGAGGAAGCTGTTGAAGAGGAATTAGAAGACCTTGATAATGCCACAGAAGACGAGGCCGAAGAGGTTGTTGAGGATGATGAGGCTCTTAAAAAGCAAGAGGCGTATAGGGAGCGACAAAAACAAAAAGCCATAGATAAGGCCGAAAAGCAAGCTGCGCCAGTAGCTCAGGCCGAGATATCCGAAGACGACAACATGAAGATAGTTGTTGCGCAAATGCAGCGGGTCGTTCAAGAGCAGCACTACGAAAAGAGCATTAAGAGGGCAGAGAAGGAATACGCAGCGCTTGAGCCTGAGTTTAAAGAGGTCTTTACTGACTATGATTCACTTGTTAGTGAAGCGATTGAACTAAGTAAAATGCGTATGGTTGCTGATGGGTCGAGCGAGACAGAGGCGGACGATTACCTTCGGCGTGAGAAGATCTTGCTGGCAGATAGAGCCGCAGCACAGGGTAAAGACCCTGTTGAGGCCGTGTATAACGAAGCCAAGGCTATTCTGTCCGTGTTTGACGCTTATGCAGAGAAGAAGGGCTATGTCACAAAGGGCAAGCCCAAGACTAACCTACAGACAATGCGTGAGCTATCTAAGCCAAACGCTGTATCCGGAGGTCAGGGAGCAGCAGCAAAAAGAGAAACGTTTGACGACACAGATGATTTAAACGTTATTCAAGAGGCTACATTAGGCGAACTACTAGAAGGTAAAATGTAATGAAGAATAAAAGCTATAAAACAACAAAAGATAATCCTAAAACATTCCCTGTAGCTAACAAATCAACAGTACATAAATACTCTGGTGAGGTTAAAAACTGGGGTAAGCTCGCTAATAAGAACAAGTAATTCTGCTTAACTGTTTCCTGACGGGTTACTTTTGGCGTTTTCGGGATTATGATTATTGCTATCCGACTTGGAAGAGGGCGTTACAGCGCCCTTTTTCTTTGGGTAAAAGCTTCGCGGCTAAGATACGGATAAGATAATAATTTCACGGCTAACGTGTTCCCATGAAATTATTATTTGCCTTTTTTTTTGTTTTAAAAGGTGTTACTATATCTTGTGGCATAGGTTTGTCACACGTCATATAGGATTCACACTCCTTAATGTGTATGGGTCGCACCCTTAACAGCAGAGGTTTCCCGATACCTTATAACAATCGAGGTTCTCCAAACTTTAAATGGTTCTTGGCGGTTAATTTTTAACTGAAGAGGAAATATCATGGCTACTACAGTTATGACCTCATCCAATAACTCTACTGTTGCAAAATGGGAAAAGAAAACTTGGATCGAGGCTTACCAACAGTCTATTTTTGGGCTATTAGGTAATACAGGCGCTATTTACGATGCGTCTTCTGATTTTCGTGGTGACAATGGTCGCGGCGATAACATCACTTTTGACTACGTTGGAAAACTTACAGGCGTTCCATTGGGTGAAGGTTCAACAGCATTCGGTAATGAAGAGGCTCTTGATACAGGCACACACAACATGGCAATTAACCTAACACGTGTTCCAGTGTCTAACCCCAACACAGGCTCTATTGAGCAGCAACGTACTAACATTGACTTTGATGTGGTAACGGCGAACACTCTAGCGGGTCGTGCAGCGGAATTAATTGATTCTTCTGTATTGCAACAGCTAGCTGGTGTTGATCCAACTGCATTGACATTGAACGGTACAACTTACACTACTGCTGCTGAGAAGCTACATGTTCAGGGTCACAACGTACCAACTGCACCAACTGCAAACCGCGTTATTCGCGCTGGTGCTTCTGCTACTGATGAGGCGTTAACATCTAGTGATACAATGAGTATGGACTTGCTGGACTTTGCACTTGAAGAAATTCAAGCCAATGACCAGCCTGTTAAGCCGTGTATGGATGGCTATTACAAGCTATTACTACACCCATACCAAGTTGTTGACCTTCGTCAAGATAGCTCTGGAAAAATCCAGTGGTATCAGAACCAATTGGCTAAAGAAGCTGGCGGTAAGGATTCTTACCTTACATTCCAACTTGACTATAAGCCTATCAAGGTTGGTGAATACCTTAACGTTCATATCTATCAAGCTCCGCGTGTTGCAAATGGTGCTAACAGCTCAACTAATGCTGTTATCTCTACTGTCAGACGCGCTGTTATGGTTGGTAAAGACGCTTTGTCTTTTGCCTCACCGTTTGGCGGAATTGGTAGAAGCGATAAGGACGTACCATTTAAAATGTATGTTCAGCTTAGTGACTATGATTATATCAGGGGTATGGACTTACGTTCTATCTACGGTATCAAGAAAATGTCACCGTCTAATGCTGAAGACATCGGTGCGTTTGTAATTTCAACATATGCTGCGGCACATTCTTAAGGAGAATAAACATGGCTGATATTGAATTAGACAACAAGAACCGTGTACGTGATGCCTTTGGTGCAGTGCGTGTTATGGAGCGTACAGGAACTATTCCTGCGGCTACTAGCATTGCTGACACCATTAGTGTCGTTAAGTTTTCCAAGGGTGCAAAGATCGATACGTTCGTTATTGAATCTGCGGAACTTGACAGTACAGACACAGCAACTCTAGCAGTTGGTTACGTTTATGATGACGCCGCCCTGACAAGTGATCCTGATGCTTTCTTTGCAGCATTAGACATTGCTCAATCAGGTGGTGGCTTTGTATTCTGGCCGGGTGACGCTGATAGTTTAACTGTTACAGGCTTTGAAGCAGAAGGCGATGGGGCTTTGGTTATTACCACAGCAGCAGCGGCTACTGATACAGAAGGTGCTATTACGGGTCGCGTATCGCTCTCAAACGGAGACGTTTAATAGTATGGCTACGTTGCAGCAGATCAGAGAAAGCGTTAGTAGGAAAACTCAAGATCCTAATAATACATCTCGATCTGCTGCGGTAGTTAACGATGAGATTAACCGCAGTGTTCGTTACTTTAGTAATCAAAGATTTTGGTTCAATGAAGATAGCGCAACGATTACATTAACTAGCGGTGATAGGGTTGTACCAAACATCCCTTCGGATTTATCCAATGAGCTACAGGTCAACGGACTGATGGTCATTGATGCACAGGTTAAGATTGATTTAATAAAGCTTTCACCACCTGATTATTATTTTAGAGATCAAGGCCAAACTGGAAGGCCGTATTATTACGCATATGTAAACGATCAGTTCTTAGTGCAGCCCATACCACAACAGAATTATCAACTGATATTTAGATACACAAAGACATACGCGGCATTGGTGAATGACTCAGATACAAATGACTTCACGGATAATGCAGAAGATTTAATTATAATGCATACTTGTAAGAATCTATATGCTGAAGACAAGCAAGATCCTACATATGCATCCACATTCGCAGAATTAGAAAAGTCCGAGTTGGACGCTCTAAGAAAACGCTCTAATGCATTGCTAAGTACTGGCTATGTTTCGGGCAAAAGTATAATAGAATAAACCCACTACTTATAAGAGGATAAAATGGATATACAAGGAATGATTAAACGCCAGATTGCAGGACAAATTACTGCTAATGGCACTACAGAAGTTACATTTAATGTTAACAACCTAGAAGCAGACAGTGTTGTTATTGTCTCTTTAAATACAGTCGGCGGAACACCGGCGGGCGCACCATACGTATTTTCAAAGAATACAGCAACAAATGTTATAGGCTTTAAAGCGGCTGCTGGCGATACTTCAGTGTATGACGTAGTGGTGTTAGTTTAGTGCTTTCATTCCTTGGTGACACAGGAAGGCTCGATAGTGTCTCATCTGTATTAACTACTGATGGTGTGGTTATATTTGGGGATAGGTCTGCTTATAGGGGGCTGATAAGTGACATCCCAGACAGCGGGTCTTCATTGAGTGTTCTTGGTATTACTGATGACCATGTAATGGACGGGACTGAAAATGTAATATTGGCAGACGCAACCACGAGCGCTATTGAGGTTACGCTACCAGCGGCGAGCTTGTAAGGAGCGCGAACGCTTAACAAAGGAGAATACTGTGGAGTTTGTAGCAAAAGATAAAGGCGGCGACTGGCATTTTGACGGCATTAAAACCTATTGGTGTCTTGATAAAAAGAAAAATGTGGCTGGTAAGATACACGCTGAGTACATTCCTGACCCTTACAAGATGTGGGAATCAAAGTGCTTGCAAGCTAACGTTGATATAAAAAGCAATGAAGCTAAAGTTCTAAAGCCTAATCAGGTTGTATACAAGCTATGGGAGCATCACTATGCCAATCAATAAAGCGCGTCCATCCCTTATGGGACTTTCTTTTACCACTAAGAAGGGAAGAAAAAGTTCCTGCGTCAAGCCCGTAGGTTCTGCAAAACTTCCTAAGGTTTCTTCCGTTGACAGTCTTTCCTTCGGGGGAGATTACCTTGAACGTAATAGCAAGGCAGCCCTTGTTTGTTCTCCCTTTGGCAGAGCAATCCATCATATTGTCCTTTTGAGTTCCAAGAAAAAGGTGATCGGGGTTGATACACGATCTATTGTCGCACTTATGGCACACAAAAAGAGATTCATCGAAAACTCCATTGTGAATCTTATAAGAAAGCCTGTGCGCCCTAATAATCTTTTTTGTACTACCATCGTTTATGACACCGTATCCATGAGATTTCGCACCAGTCCACTCCCAGCATACGCCAGAAGTGTCTACATGCTTCCAAAATCTCTCCTCAACAGGCTTGGTTCTTCTCTTCATAAGAGAGACTATGGCCAACACAGTAACTTTAAGCAAGGAGTAGTTTAGTGCCCACATTAACGTCAAACTTCGGATATAACAAGCCACTAGTAAACAACGCAACAGACGCGGATTTATGGGGCGGTCAACTAAATACAAACTGGGATGATATAGATGCAGATATTGTTCTGCTAACCTCTGCCGAAGCAAATGATTTTACAGTACTGGCTACAGAGTTTAATCTTACATATCTTATTGATGCATCTAGCAATACTGTGACAGCAACTCTTCCAGCTGCAAGCGCGGTATTTAATGGATTTGTGGTAAGGTTTAAAGCATTAGACATTTCTAATGTAATAACTATTGACGGTGATGGCGCGGAAACAATTGACGGCGACACCAGCTTTACACTGGATAAGCTCAATGAATTGGTTGAGGTTACATGTGATGGAACGAACTGGATTAAGTCCGGCTCACAAGGCAACACACTAACGCCAGCAACTAACGATCAAGCTGCTGATAGTTCAAATACAGACAACCCTATAGTCGGCAGTAACGCTCCTATGACGATAGAGAACTTTGCTCACTTTCAAGAGGTGGAAACATCTGGAACAAACGCACCTAGCGGAACAGACAACACACAGAACAAACGCGATTTAAACACAGTGACAACCAACAACATAACAGGTGCTGTTTTATCTTCTGGTGTGCTTACTCTAGAAGAGGGCGACTACTACATTGAAGCAAGAGCGCCATTATGGGGCTTTCAGGTTCTGCATAAGCTTAGGTTGCGTAATACAACGGGAGGGTCTACAGTTTTGGTAGGTTCATCTGCGCTAGCTGGTTACGCCAGCGGCAGCGAGAGCGCTAACGCTATTACGCAGAACGATTCATTCGTTAGCGGTCTTATTACAGTCTCCACACAATCTAATTATGAATTACAACACTTCCTCAACGCAACTGGTGCGTTTGGCCTAGGTCGAGCCGTAAGTAGCGGGGATAGCGAAGTATACGCAGAATTAAAAGTATGGAAAGTAGGATAACATGCCTACGGTATTAGAACCGATACAGGTGCTTGCTGGTGTAGAGCCTACAACAGATAGGCCGGAAGCCACCACTCAGCATTATATTATGGCTAAGGGTATTCGTTTTGTTGGCGGATACCCAGAGAAAATAGGCGGATGGGAGTCTTTAGCGTTTGATGGAGACATTACTATATCTGGTAAGGTCAGATCAATCTTCTCATATAAAAACGGTGGGTATGTTCGTTATTTGGTTGGCACTAATTCCAAACTGTATGATACTTTCGGCACTGAGTTAACAAATATAACACCGCTGAAGACGGCAACTATTGCTATTGCAAACTCACTGGATACTTACCATGCCACGCTAGGCAACGATCCAATAGATACAGTGATAGGCTCTACAACATTAACTATTAATGATACCGCACATAGATTTGAAGTAGGCGATACAGCCACACTATCGGGATCTTCTGCTGTTAATGGTGTTCCTGCTGTAGAAATTAACGGCGACCAGTTTGTAAGAAGCGTATCCACAAACTCATATACTATTATAATAGATACCCCAGCAACCTCAACTGGATCAGGCGGCGGGGCTGCTGTTGTTAGAGCTAGTGGGATTGTTGTTGTGAACTCATTAGCGCATAGTAGAGCCAATGGCGATAGAGTTAAGATTACGGGCGCTGTCTCCTTTGGCGGGATATTAGACACAGAAATTAACCTAGAGTTGATTATACGTAACGTTCTAACCAATACTTTTGATGTTGTTACGGTAGGAACATCTACTAGTGCTGTAACAGGTGGCGGCGGTGCTGCTACTGAGTTCCAAGAGGAGATACCAGCGGGCGGAGAAGATACAACATTAGGTCAGGGGTACGGGCTAGGATTATATGGTGTTGGGCTGTACGGCGTGTCCAAGACCTCATTAAACACGATACCCCCCCGTATTTGGTCACATGACAGATTCGGAGATTTAACGGTATCGGCTTACAATGATCAGTCAGATATATATCAATGGGATGGGGAAAGAGAAGAAGCGCCCGTAAAGGTCGCGGGATCTCCTCCGTGTAACTATGTGTTTGTCTCTAATAATATATGTGTTGCGCTTGGTTACGAAACAGCCAGCACTAGCGAAAAAGACAATGGTATTAGCTGGTCAAACCAAGGCGGATTAACAAACTGGACAACGGGACAGGCCGGAAGCGATGTTATCGAGGGCGCGGGTAAGTTTGTCTCCCATGCTGCCGCACGCGGCGAGAACCTTTTGTTCACAGAAAACCAAACATATAACTTCAGGTATATTGGCGGTCAATTTATTTGGCAAACACAGCTTTTAGAGGCCGGAGTGGGTCTTATAGCGCAAAATGCGCGCGTATCTGCTTCAGGCGTTATTTATTGGATGGGCGATAATAACTTTTACATGTGGCGCGGTGGTAACGTTGAAGTTATCCCGTCAAACAGCGGTACAGAAAGCTCAATGCTTCGTTATGTCTTTGATGATATTAACTTTAGTCAGAAAGAAAAAGTTTGCTGCTGGTATAATACTAAGTTTAGGGAAATATGGTGGCACTACCCAAGCGCAGGGTCTAACGAACCCGATAGGGTGGCAAGGCTCAATATTGACACGTTTTCTTGGACAACAGATGAGCTAGATAGAACGGCGGGGGAATACCCGTCTATATTGTCTCAAACCCCATATTTATCAGACGATAATTCTACTATATTCTTGCATGAAAACGGCGTTAATGATGATGGCGCTGGTATGGAGTGGAGCTTAACAACTAATAGAATATTTGGCGGGACTAACACTATACAAATGGCTGCTTTTATTCCAGATCAGAACTTAACGGGAAGCTTTACGGCTACTCTTTCAACAAGAGATTACCCCTCATCTTCTGAGATAGACACAAAACCATATACCATCACGCCAACAACAGATAGAATTGCAGCAGAACAAAACGGTAGGTATTGGCAGTTTATTTTATCTGGGAATGATGTAGATCAAATTTTAGAGTTAGGACAGTGGTATCAAGAAGTAATAAGGAGTTCACCTAAGTAATGAGAAGCTTATACGATGTTTTACCGCTCAGAGCCACAGACAGGGACGTTAAAAAATGGACAGAGGATGTTACAAGAGAACGTCAGCGCGATTTAAGTGACTTTAATAACCAAATAACGCAGAATCCCCGTATATTTGATGCGCCAGTAAACGCAACTACATTAATAGGCACTGAAAAAGCGGGCGATGTCGCATTTGATACAAGTTATTTTTATGTGGTTGTTGACACAGGGAGTGGATTAGAATGGCGAAGAGTGGCGATAAGTTCGTTTTAAGGCTGTTTGATAGGTTTGACTATGGCGAATATTCTTCGTGGTGGACACCGGACAAGCCGCCAATAATTGAAAGCTTGCCGCCCTCTGGTTTGGTAAGCGGCGACATGAAGTCAGTAGGGTTTTTGGCTTTAACAGATTGTGACTTTGCCATTATTACATGGTGGTATACAAACCCAGAAAACACTAATACGGAAACATATAGGTCTATGAAAAAATTAATACAAGGACTACTTGACATGGCAAGAATTGCAGGGAAAACAAAGGTCTTTTGCTATACAACCAATCGTGGTATGATAAGGTTATTAGAGAGCTTGCACTTCAATAATTTTAACGGTCACTTAATAGTGGAGATCTCTGATGACTAAAAAACTATTTGGCGGCAGCACAGCAAAGAGCGGATCTGGTGGTCAATCTGGATTTGGCGCTTTACCCAAAGCAATCCAAGATCAATATCAGCAAATTCTAAGCGGCGGTATAGATGTTCTGGGAAATCCATCACAATACTTTTCTCCTCAAGGAATTAATCAGCAAGAGACAAGCGCTCTTGATTTAATTAATCTATTTAAAGACCCTCAAGCATTCCAACAAGACATTGAGGGGCGATTAAGTCCGTTCCGTAATATCATTACACAAGATATAAACAAAGCATTCGGCGACCAATCAAGCGCATTTAAATCACGCGCTGATGAGGCGGGAGCATTTGGATCTTCACGATTTAGAGAAGGTGAGGCAGACTTAGAGAGATCTAGGTTTGACGCTATATCTAATGCCCTGTCAGGACAGTATAATACCGCATTAGGTCAACAACAGCAATCCATAAGAGACTTACTTGGATTTGGCGGGCTTGAGCGCGGTGTAGATCTTGCACAGCGACAAGCGTTACCAAATGCGCTTGGTTTTTCTAGTGGATTATTCTCGCCGCTTCTTAACGCCTCTAACCAATCATCTAGCAATAATTCAAGCTCTGGAGGCGGTATTATTCCCGGCTTGTCAGGATTCTTTAGTGACAAAAGGCTTAAGACAGGAATTAAAAGGGTTGGATTTGAGAACGGACTCAACACGTACGAATACTCATATCTATGGGGCGCTGATAAATACATTGGCTACATGGCTGATGAGGTTCAAGAGATATACCCAGAGGCAATTAATACGGTTGATGGTTATCTAACTGTAGACTACGGCAAGGTACAGGAGTTATCACGATGAACTCACCCGCAGCAAATATGTTAAGGTTCTTCGGTGGATTAGGCGGCGATAACAATGCGGCGCTAAGGGCGGCAAACAGAATAGATCCCAGCTTTGTTAACCAACAAGAGTTAGGAAACTTAAGGCGCATGGAGCTTGAAGACAGGCGCGCCCAAAGATCCTCTGATATGCAAAGAAAAAGATTGCTTGATCAAGCCTTACAAAACCCCGATGTGTTGGGGCGTTTATCTGAATCATTTGGTTTGCCGCCTGAATCTCTTCAGGGTATGGGCATAGAGGGAATTAGCGCCCTAGGTAAATTGACACAATCGCGGTCTGGTCAATCACCATCGGCTGTACGTGAGTTTGAGTTCTATCAAGGACTGTCCCCAGAAGAACAAAACAACTTCTTGAGCGTAAAGCGGGCGCAGCAGGTTCTTAACCTTGGCGGAT